ATCAGAGAAACGACGATTGATATGATAACCTTCAGGTAACATACCCATATGACGAGTAGCATTGATTGCATTCGTATTGAAGCCACCAGAAGTAGCACCTGACGCAGCACTGGCTTGAGTATTACCAGGACTGGAAAGAATACGATCTGCAATTGCCCACGAATCAACTGGGATATGTAGAGAAACAGCACTCGCACCAACCAGAATACCACGATCATCCTTGATCTTCTGTACATTGGTAAGAGCTGTCTCCAAGGTAGATTCTGAAAGATCGGAAGCCGCCATCAGATTCGACTGATTACCATCTGCAATGGTGGGATGCGAAGCTGAAAAGAACGCAACACCATCACCAATAGTGGCAGTAAAACCATTATTGAAAAGATTGGCACCCTTGACCTGTTTGGTATTTGCCATCGCACGGGCCAAACCTTTGGCACGAAGCTTTGCAAACGTATCATACAGGTTATCTTCCATTGCTTCCTCGGTGATAGCAAAGGCCAACGCCACGGTCTCGGCAGTGTACCGGGCCGTGTAGCTTTCCTGTGCATCATCATAGGAAACAGCAGCACCTTCGCCCTTTGTTGGGGCAGTTCCAAATCCGGTGAAGAGGACTTCTTCCTCAAATGCCCGATCTGAATTCTCTACCTCATAAAGAACTTTGTGCTCGTTGTTTACTTCACCATACTCCAACCCAAAAACAGCATTAAGACCGGGAAGGAGTTCTTTACTAATACTAGCTCTATTAATAGCCATGATAAATCCTCCCTATTAAGCCGTTGAAGCCGTGGCTGTTACATATCGGTCACGGTGTTGATTTAACCAGACCTCCACGATTGGATAGGCATCAGAATCCTTTTCGTCAGGATACTTGGCCTTGCCAATGACACGAACTTGGGCTGTTGCTTCAGTTCCAGAAGCCCCATCCAGATAATAACTGGACTGACCAGTGGTAGTACTACCTGAAGAAGCAGTGGAACTTACAGTTACATTATAATTCTTCACGATTAACAACTCAGCCGCCGAGAGCGACAAAGAAGCCTGAATATGATAAGTCTGATCAGGATTAGTTATCACAAAGAACTTGATATCCGTGGCGCTCGTTCCGCCATTCCAAAAACGAGAGAACTTCTGTTCTCCATTTTCCACATATTGGCAACCCATAAAAACGCCCGAAGGCTTTAGGGTACCAGCAACATAAGGTGAAATAGTGGCAAAGTTTGCCCCCGGCATCACTACCGGATCACCTGTGAAAATGTTGTTAGTTGGTGATCCCGTTTGACCTGTGGAGGTAAGCGTGATCATGTCAGTGACAGCCTCATTATTATAAGCGCCGCCTTTCATACGAGCAGGAACGAAACCACGAAATGCTTTAGTAGTAGACATGTTTCATCTCCTTTACTTGGAGGGAGTTAATCTTGAAAAGAAGGTTGTCTCCCTCTGGTTGTTACTGAACGGCTCGAATTAGAAATAGGCATACGAGAATCAGAATTTTTCATGAGCTGTGCATTCACTGCATCCATCATTTTATTTGCCTTATCCTCGTAAAATTTCTGTCGAGCCTTTACTTTGCCGGTGGGCATCTTGGCCAATGCCAAGTCACCACGACAGACTGCGCCTTCTGACCGACCCTCTTCCCCCACGAAGGAAGTTAAATTCATTTCAGGAACCTCTTCAGGAGCGACAAAAATCCAGCCTTCTTGCTGTTTCTTGCCAATATTTGCCTTGTCTTCCTGGCCCTTCACGGATATACGTATCCAACGTAGAGACAGTCCCTCGGCAGTAAACCGGGCTTCCACAGCTTCCGGTATTGCCAAGGCATCTGGCTCTTCAAAGGTCCATTCCTCTTCTCGCTGTTGATTTTCCCGAAGCGTCTCGCTACGTGATTCATTTCGTATTGTCATGTTTCTTTCCTCCACGCCTAATTAATATTGGTATATTCGCCGTCAGCTTTACTAACTTTAAGCTTTTCGGCAGCATAGTATTCAAGTGGAATGCCCCACTTCTGGGCAAGTCTTATATCTTCTTTAGAAAGTTTAACTTTCTTGGAAGAATTCGGAGACGAGCGTGAAGCCCCCGACACCACTTGAGCAGGTTCCGTCGTGTTTTCCTGCGCACGTTCTTGAACTTTTCCAAACTTTTGCGGAAAAGCTTCTTTGATTCGACTATCAATTTCTTGATAAAATTCTTGATCATTTGGATTATAGCCTTCTTCCTTTAATTGATTATCAATTGCCAAAGCAGCAGCGGTCATTACATGATCAGCTCCAAACCATTCATTATCTTCGGCCCAATCTCTGGCCCTTGGATCATAAACAGGAGCAGGTACAAAGGATTCTTCTATAGGTTCTGAATAGTATTCCTCTTCTTCCTGCTCTTCATTATTAGCTCTGTACATATGAACTGTTTTTAAATCTGATTGAGCATCATTCAACATTTCTTGAGCTTTAAGAACTTTTTCCTTGTCACCTTCTTCAAAAGCTTCCATATAGACAGATCTGGCTAAATCCATTTTATCCGTTAATTGTTTCTCACTGGCATCCAGACTCTGTTTTGCTATGGAATTTACTTCCTGATTCTTTTCAAGAAGTGTATTTGTCAGATCTTCATTACTTTGCATTAACTGTTGAATCTGCTCATCCCGCTCCTTACGTTGTCTTATAAGTTGCCGGATACGCTTCTCTGCTCCCCTGGTATTAATACCTTCCAGTTCTGTAGGAGCTTCTTCAGTTTGTTTGGAGGCAACCTCCTCTGGTTCTGGGGTGGGAGCACTTTCCGTTACTTCTTCCTCTTCCTCGATTTCATAAGGAACATCATCGCTGGAAACCTCTACAGTTTCCCATTCATCTTTTTCATCCATTTTTACTCTCCGCTGTTAACGACACAAACGATTTACGTTTATTCTATTATACCACATTATAGTGAGTTTCCCAAATCAGCCCAGATTAAAAGTTGGATCAAGATCTTTGGGATCTTCCACACGCATGATAATCTGATCATCAAATAAAAGAATAAGCCTCACACCCTTATAGAAAAGCTTGGACCCTACATGCTTGCCATAACAAATGTAGTCTCCCACAGTACACCAAGCTCCGGCAGGAAATTTATCTTTATCGAGATAGGCCAGATCACCCATAGCCAAAACTTTTCCTACCGTAGTTAGATATGCCATGTCATCCTTGGTTGAGTCCGGTATGAGAATACCACCCTTGGTTACACCCTTTACCGATACAGGTCTTACCAGTATGTTAAAACCCGGAAGTTCTGGCAAGGGAGACGGATCGGGTTGTTCCTCCAGATCTGTCACCCACAAATCATTCTTTATAGCACCACCTAAATTTATCTGTTGCATTTTACTCCTCTTCTTCCATGTATATGCGTTTCTTTACTATACTTGTGAGATTGTCTCTGGCCCATTCCAGACCGGAGATTGAACCTACAACTTGGCGATAATGCGGATAATCCTCCGCAGAACCATTACCTATAGTTATTCTAAGCTGATTAATTTCCTGGTTAAGTTCTTGAACGATTTCATCCCAGATATCCATCAGCCAAAGAGAGTACTCTTACGTGATTTCTTTGCTGGTTCCGGCATTTTCCATGCATAGTCGGGCCATTCATTCAGAACAGCACGTCTACTGCGTGGCCCTACAACATCTGCCGCAAACGAATTACCATATGTCTTACTTTTATTTACGACATGTTCAGGATATCCCTTACCCTTCTTCATCATTTTCATTCTCCTCTACTTGATCAATTGCTATTTGAATCATAAGATTTAATTCTTGTTGTCCAATATTCTCAGAATTATTCTTCAGGTTTTCATTGACTACTCTGGAAACTTCTTTCTGAACCTCAAAGTCAAGTCTTCGCTCCTCAATCATATCTTTGATCATCAACTCCATTTCTTTTATTTCTCTTTCATGATCTATCTCATGATCTTTCATTTCTCTTTGATGGTCCATTTCATGTTCTTTTATTTCCAACTTAGCTTTCTCATCTATACTCTTGGCCATCACTTCCATTTCTTTGAGTTCTTTTTGATGTGCCATTTCATGTTGTTTCATTTCTGCTTGGGTAATTACATCCACAGATTTTAATCCGGCCTTGAGTAATCTGTCTTCCTCATCCTTGTTTGTTTTAAAGTTCTCGGCAGCACTGGATTCCATCATCTTGATAATTTGATCATTCTCTTCCAGCTCAAGCTTTTTATTTTTCAGAACCATTTCAGCAGCTTGTGCTTCGGTATCATATTGTATTTTTTGTTTTTCCAGTTCAACCTTGGCCTGTTCCAGTGCAACAAGTTGTTGTTCAGGAGACTGTGCTTGACCCATCGCCTGATTTGCATTCATGACTTGCTGGGCAGCTTGTGCCAGAGCCATTTCCAAGACAGCAGGATTATCTGGCGATCCCTGCATAATCTGCTGGGAAAGGCCATTCATTTGTTCTTGATATTTCATGACGGAATGTTCTTGAATATTAGATTCCAAAATAGGACGAATACGTTCCATGATTGGGTTAGCACCATTCATAGGATCTTGCAGATAGGCTGTCTTTACCTGTATGTGAGCATCATGATTTTGGCCGGGGAAGGCCGCAATGGGAATACCCTTGGTAGCTGCCATTATGTCCGAGACAGGATCTATTGGTTTCGGCTCAATCTTGGGAGGAAGTATTTCCTCTATGTTTGGCATATTGGCTGCATTCAGAATCGTTCTGTTGAGAGCTTCCAGATTGAACATGCCTGGGGGTGACTGCTGTGCCATTTGCAGAGCCATATTTGCCATCATCATGCGATGTGCGTTGCTGGGAATATTGGGATCAGACACAGGTAAAACATCAATACGACCGTCAAAATCCTTCTTGAATATACTTCGATCTTCATTGGGAACATCATAAGGATATTCCCTGGGAAGATAATCATAATCAATACGGGCAAGTATATTGAATTCATCTTTCTGAGATTTATGTACTCTCTTATGAATAGCCGAGAAGAACTTGCTGCTGGCTTCCAGTAAAGCCATTGTAGTTCCCACAGGACCATATGAAGCCGCATCGGAAATAACCTGTTCGGTACTATCCGCAAACTTCTGTCCAGCCACGGTGACAAAATTAAGCATTTGATGTAGCGTGGCAGAAGGTTCTTTATAAGGAAGAGTCACAATAGCCTTGGAAAGATCTATTCCGGTTGCTTCCACTTCTTTGAATTCACCGGGTGCGATAGGATCATTGTCACCAACCATCCTGACTCCCTTGGCCTTGAATCCTCCAGGTAGATTGGCAAATTGCCCAGCATCAATCAAAGAACGCATGGCTGCTGTGGCACTCATTGTCAGATTACCCAGAAAATGAATAAGACCTAGGCCGTAGAACCCAAAGCCCGGAACAAATCTGTAATGCACAAAGTGGCTTATTTTTTCTTTGTTCGGGTCATCCTGCTTATAGTTTCTACGGATACTCAATACCTGTCGAGACTGTTGCTCCACAGTTACAATGTAGGGAAGCGACACATCATCATCCTCGATATCCAGATAACAATGCTGTTCCAATAAAATATATTGTGGATCATGATCTGAAGAGGGAGACAAACCAAGAATAGTATCCATCTTCTCTGTGAAAGTTGGCACATCTCCCATTGAGGGTGTGGGAAGATCCACTTCTTGATAAACACCTGCCCGGATATCTCTGGCAATTTCCACAGGACTGCGATATATTACATGTGTATATCTGTCTGCATTACGCAGATTGGTTGCATAGTAAGACACATAGAACTGATCAATGGGAATAAACTCGGAGGCAGGACGTTTCAAGGTAGCATCATAATATAATTTCTTGAAGGCCGATCCAATCAAAGGCAGATGGAACAGCATTCTTTCAAACTCATCGAAATATTCAGGCATCTGCTCCGTGAGTTGATAATTCATGAAGTTCTGAACTCGATTGGCTTGCATCTCTTTCTCTGGAGTGGACTTGCCCAGTATCTGGGTTTTGACAGGACCACCCACAGGAAACAGTTCTCCTGAAGCCTTGGACTGGAACTTGACAGCCGACTCAATCAGGAGAGGATGCACAGCCGTGCAAGCACCGTCGAAGGGTTCCGATCCTTGTTCAAGTTTTAGACCTAGCAGATCGAAGCCTCTCTCAAACATGGATTCCCAATCTGCACGGGAGTCCTTGTCAGCCTGATAGTTATCTATAACATCATTGGCAATATCCCCCAGAGCCTCCTCATCCAGAGTTTCTGA